CAGAAAAACCCTAACCTAAATTACATCAAACGTAGTGTTATCGAAAACATTGATGTGAACTATGCACCTAATGGTTGGGCATCGCACGAAGATGGTGCACCAGTACAAACAACACTAACTTTAAGTTTCAAAGAAATGGTATTGGTCGACAAGACTGCTATCGAACAGGGTTATTAAAATGCAATATTTTAGAACATTACCAAAAATGTTGATGACTGACGACAAAGGTGTATCAACAGTATACACCAATTTGTTGGCACGTTCAAGTTTAATTAATAACGTGTTGGGTAATCCACTTTTGTTTTACTCATACGATATACAAGACGGTGAAACACCAGAAATTATAGCCGACAAGTATTATGGTGACAGTTATCGTTACTGGATGATTCTACTTGCAAATAACATATTGGATCCACAATGGGATTGGCCATTAAGTTCCACCAACTTCAACAAATACATTGCAGATAAGTATACTTCCGTAGATCCATATACAACTATACATCACTACGAAAAGGTTGTGACACAATATGATTCTGCATCATTGACCACGACAATCAATAAATTCACAATTGATGAAGATACTTACAACAATCTGGTGACTTCAAGCAACACATACAGTTTCCCAACAAGTACAACAACAGTTACAGTTTCTAAAAATGCAGTAACATTATTCGAATATGAAGTTGAGACAAATGAAGCCAAGAGAAACATTAAGTTGTTGAGAAAAGACTTGGCAACACAAATTGAAACAGAACTTAAAAATTTAATGGCATAACATGGTTGATGAAGTACAAAGCTCAACAGTAGAATCTCCAAGAGATACGGCATTCTTTTCACAGGATGGCAGTATCGACAAGATGGAGATATTGACCGTAAGTGGACAGAAAATTGACGTTAAAAAACTACTAATTGAATTCTCATATTTTGAGGATGTGTATAGTTTTGTGGTTTCTGGTTACATTATGTTGAGGGATGCCTTGGGTTTGGTTGAAAAACTACAATTGACTGGTAAAGAATTCTTACACATCAATTTTGGTAAAGCACGTGGTAATAATCGAAACAATGACCAAGTTTATCGACTGTATGCAATTCCAAAGAGAACACCATCCGGCAATCAGAACGCAGAATTCATACAATTATACTTCTGTTCTGAAGAATTGTTTTTGTCACAACAAACCAAAGCAACCAGAACATATAAGGGTAAAGAAATATCCTATATCGTTAAAGACATATTGACACAACGATTGAAGGTGCCTTCTAAAAAAATACACAAGATTGAGAACAGCCTTGGTGTATACGACTTCAACGTGCCTGCAATTAGTGCATTTGAAGCAATCAGTTGGGTGTCAAACTATGCAAGACCATCAATCAACAACTTGGTTGGTGCGGATATGTTGTTCTTCGAAACTCAAAACGGTTTCAATTTCAGGTCACTCAGTTCATTATACAGACAACCTGTTTACGCAACATACAAGTATCAACCAAAGAACGTGGAAACCAATTCATTCAAAGAAGATTTGACAACCGTTCTGGACTATGAGTTCATTCGCACATTCAATTCATTGGATGATGCCAAGTCTGGTACATTCTCCAACAGATTGATTTCGTTGGATCCATTAAATAGAACCAAGAAAGTTACAGACTTTGACTACAACAAGTATGTGGCACAAGCAGGTTCATTGAATGGTACAAGTGCATTGAGTTCTTCACCGAACAGATTAGGCAAGACACAAAACCAAAACTATGAAGGTGTCTTGAAACTTGCGGTCGGTAACTCCGAACAAAAGAAGAAACCATATTTACAAGATGGAATTGACACCATCGGACAAGATATATACATCGAGACATTTGTTCCTAGTAGAACCGCACAACTTTCATTGGCAAGTCATACTGTTTTGAAGATTAGAATTCCTGGTGATTCTGCAATTACGGCAGGAACAACCATCAACTTCAATTTAATGTCACTATCAAACCAAGACAACAAAAAAGAACTGGACAAGTTTTATTCAGGTAAGTATTTGGTGACAGCTGTTAGACACATCATTCAATCACAAGGTGTATTTCAGACCGTATTGGAAATATCCAAAGAAAGTCCAGCAAATCCTTACCAATCGGTAAGTCCAACAAACACAGAATATAGACAGGCGAATTTAGAATGAGTTTTTTAGGTAAAGAAGGTTTCATTTGGTGGATAGGTACTGTTGAGAACAGAATGGATCCACTCGGCCTCGGTAAATGTCAGGTTCGAATATTCGGTTGGCACGATGATGGCAACCAAGATACTGCATTGAAAGTTCCAACAAAAGATTTGCCATGGGCAACACCATTGGTTCCATGCAATGCATCCAAGACATTCTCTGCACCAGAACTAGGTGATTGGGTTGTCGGTTTCTTCATGGACGGAGAAGCAGCACAGTTTCCTATCATAATGGGTGTATTACCAGGTTTTATACCAACTGAAGATGATAAGAAAACAAACAATACGGTAATTTAAGATGGCAACAACACAAAAAGATTATCAAGTAAACGTTGGTGGTTTCAACCTAGTCAACTTGAAAGTGGTTGAGACACTACCACCAAATTCACCTTTTGCAAAGTTGATGAGCACTCCAGGTTCACAAACGACACCTGCATTGGCAAGAGGAAACTTAAATTACTCAGCCATTCAACTTATGAATGGTAACTTGGCACACGCCTGTGATTTCAAATTCATATTCAATCTAAATTTTGATACTTTGGGATTGGTTAATCCAGTCGAAGCGATTCAAAAGGCCTTACAAAATGCAAAGTTGAAGGCAACCAATAGAATGAGAGCATTACTGAAAGATGCAGCAAAGACTGCACGTGCAATCATTGATAAGTTATTAGATGCGTTTGGATTGGATCCCTCAGGATCCCTGTCACTAGCATTCTCTATTGGTAAAGACTTGGTCAGAAAAGTCAATGAAGCGGTGGAATATGTGGCAGAAAAGATTGAAGAAGTTGCAGAATGGATCTTTTTCGCACAACAAATCAAACAACTGATAGACTGGATACAAAGTCTACCAGAAAAATTGAAGAATATGTTGCTGCAATGTTTGTCAAACTTCACAAACTCAATCAAACAAATTGCAAACACATTCAAGTCTATACCAGACCAAATTGCCAGCATGTCAAAGGCACAAGTTGAAATGATTTCTGCACAATTTGCTGCAGCTGCAACACTAACACAATCCAGTTTGACAGATTCTTTGAATCAATCAAGTGATGCTATGCCAACGGCAGTTGCAGCTGCATTATCAGACGCAAGTGTTGCTGATTCTGTAACAAGTTATATAAATTCCACAACACCATCATCAACAGATGTTAACTCGCAAGCAACTGACTTACAAAAGGCAACATCGAAAGAAGGTAGACCATGAGTGATAAACCAGATTTTGTAAGTGCATGGACAGAACCCGAATCGGCAGCGAATACAAATTACCAACCTGTCTATCCATATAATAACGTAACACAAACTAAAGGTGGTCATTCATTTGAAATGGATGATACACCAACACGTGAACGTGTCCGTATACAACACGGCAAAGGCACCTTTTTGGAAATGCATCCAAATGGTGACGAAGTACACAAGATTATACGTGATGGGTATTCGATTACACTAGGTGACCACAATATCTCCATTGGTGTGGATGATGGTCTAAATGCAAAGAAACTGAATATTACGGTCTATGGTGATGCGTATATGCACATCACAGGTAACAAGATTGAACAGGTGGATGGTTCTGTGGAACAATACATCAAAGGCAATTTCACACAAACCGTAGAAGGTCGTCACTCTGTATCATCATTCGGTAACATGGAAATCAATGCTGGTGCATCCACATTAGGTAAATTGACAATCAATGTGCCAGATTACATCAACCTAACTGGTGACCTTAGTGTATCTGGTGCAATTACAGGCAAACTAATCACTTCCAAAACCCGTGTTGATGCAGGAACTGGTGTTTCTGCTGGTGCATTGGGTTTCGTATCTACAACTGGTGGACTGAGTATTGGTCAACCTGTTGCACTTCCAGGTCAAATTGTGTGTGTCGGTGCAATTACATCATATTCTAGTATGATTTCACCAACCGCAACATTCGGCACTTCTGGTTCTATTCTATCATTTGACGTTGTGAATGAAATGTTACGTAAAGTGCATATTCATCCAACACCTAAGGGTCCATCTGGTCCTCCAACACCTCAGGAAACATCGGCATGAGTTCAAGTATCTATTCTTTATTGGGTTTTCCATCATCAGCACAATCTATGGTGCAAGATTTGTCACCAACTGTTTTGGTGCAAATGAATCTTATGCCGACTCTAGTGAACACATGGCAACAGGAAGACATTGCAACTGCCAATACCGATGGTTATTATCAAAACCCTGCACAATCAGGTACACAAATTGTATGGAACTGTGCAAACACGATTGCAGCGTTGGCCAATAACCAAACAGGAACAAGTGATTATATCACCACAAAACTAGGTAATATATTCAGTCTAGCAAGCACAATATCCACAGCCACAGCAAATAACTTCATGTTGCACACCAACCGTATGTCGAATGTTGTGCCTATGGACGCTGAAATTGGTTATCCCCATTACCAAACATCCATTGGATATGGTAAAATGATGATGTATTTGACGAATAAGACAGATAACATACAAAACAACTCACCAATGATTGGTAGTTTTACTAGCATATTTCAGGCAAATGCGATAAATGCGAATGCCAACACATTACTGTCATATACCAATATTTTGACAGCAACGACAAATACGACAAATTCTTCAATTTCTTCATCCGATGCAAATGCGTTGTATGATGTTGCAAATTCGATCCATAACATGATGACAACATATCGTCAACAAGACATTAATTTCTATACCAACACAAAGATGGTTATGGACAGATATGGTGCGGTTAGCAGTTTTTCCAATTTAGGTCAAACTGAAACGGATCTCATCAACACACATATCGGCACAAACAAGATAAAGACAAGGTTGGCAAATTCCTAAAATTTCGAATTTTTGCGTTCCGGCCTAAGAATTTTCTCCGACAGCTTCAAAGTTCCAAAAAGCGATTTTACTCCTACGATAAATAAAAGATGGCAAATATAACTAAACTCTACTCAGACATAGACTTCACCTTCACAAAGAAACCTGTGACGGCTGATGTTGCACTTAGTTATGATTCTCAAGCTGTCGTTCGTTCTGTTCGAAACTTACTACAAACCAAACATTATGATAGACCATTTAATCCAGGTCTAGGTTCCAACATTGAAACCATGTTGTTTGAACCAATTTCACCAATGATTGCGTCAACCATAGAGGCTGAAGTCAGAAACACGATTAAAAACTATGAACCTAGAGTCTTATTGAAAGATATTCAGGTGGTTTCCAAAGAGGAACAAAATGCATATGAGGTTTCGATAACATTTTTCTTGGAAAATGCAACAATTCCAACAACAGTAACACTCCTACTAGAGAGAAATAGATAAAATGGCTGGTGCAAATTCACAAATCAATATCACAGAGTTGGACTTTAACGACATAAAGACCAACCTGAAAACATTTTTGAAGTCCCAAGACGTACTGAAAGATTACAACTACGAAGGTTCTGCACTTTCCAATCTTTTAGACCTATTGGCATACAACACGCAATATAATGCATACTACCTAAACATGGTGGCCAATGAAATGTTCTTGGACACAGCAACTTTGCGTGATTCTGTTGTTTCACAGGCAAAATTGTTGAACTACACACCAAAATCAGCAACTGCACCTAAGGCAACCATCACTCTGAAGGTTAATCAGGTCACAGATGCGTCATTGACACTACCAAAATTCACAAGTTTCATTTCTGAAGCAATTGATGGCGTCAACTACACTTTCGTCACATCAGAATCGACCACAGTAAGTGTTGTTAACAATACAGCAACATTTGCAAACGTGGAAATCAAACAAGGTACTCCTTTGGCAATGTCTTATGTGGTAGATTCTTCACAGAATCCAACATACACATTCCAGATACCAGAAACTAACGTGGACACATCCACATTGTTGGTTGCGGTACAAGAGTCTTCCACCAATACATCGTTGGAAACATTCACGTTGGCCACAGATTCATTAAATTTGACAGGCAATTCCGCAGTCTACTTCTTACAAGAAGGCACTGGTGGTCACTATGAAGTGTATTTCGGTGACAATGTACTAGGTAAGAAACTGAAAAATGGTAACATCGTTCAAATGTCTTACATTACCACATCAGGTACAGTTTCATATGGCGCAAACAGTTTCATTCTATTGAACACAGTTGGTGGTTACTCAAACAATCAAGTAATATCAGTTGAATCTGCTGACGCAGGTTCTGCAAGAGAAAGTATTTCTTCTATCAAGTTTCAGGCACCAAAGGCCTATGCTGCACAAGGTCGTGCAGTTACCAAAGAAGATTACATTTCTGCATTGCAACAAAATACTTTGGGCATGACGTTCGATTCAGTTAACGTTTGGGGTGGTGAAGAAAACAACCCACCAGTATACGGACAAGTATTCATTTGTGCAAAACCATCTGGTGCATACACATTCACATCAACACAGAAACAACGATTGATTAATGACGTTATCAAACCAATCTCTGTGATGACAGTTGAACCAACATTGGTGGATCCAGATTACACATACATCCAAATCACAGCAAATGTATTGTATGATCCAAGAAAGACAAGTTTATCTTCAGGTCAATTACAGTCCGCAATTAAGAGCGCAATCTCCGCATATTCTGTGAAGTCTTTGAACACTTTTAATTCCACATTCTCTGCAACAGACTTCAATGATATAATCAAAAACACAGATAGTTCGATTGTTGCAAATGAAATCAGTATCAAACTGCAAAAGAAATTCTTTCCAAAATTAACTGTTCCATCAACATATAACTTGTACTATGGCACACAGTTGGAAAAGGGTATGTTCCAAAGTGGTATCGTAAGTTCTCCTGCGGTACAATTCAGAGACCCATTGAACGTTGCACAAATTATTGATGGCATCTATGTTGAAGAAGTTCCATCTTCTGCGGGTGGTGTTGAATCCATTTCCGTTATCAACCCAGGTTTCGGTTATCAGTATGCACCAACAGTAACAATCAAGGGTGATGGTACTGGTGCAACTGCAACAGCAATCATTAACGCCAACGGCACACTCAAGTCTATTAACGTTACAAATGCTGGTACAAATTACACCAGTGCGATTGCAGTTATTACTCCTGCTGCAGGTGATACGACAGGTCAACTTGCTGCGGCAGTTGTGTTGTTAGAAGGACGTTATGGTACATTGAGAAGTTACTACAATAACACAAACAATGTTAAGACAATCTTTAATGCGAACGTTGGTACAGTAGACTACATCAACGGTGTTGTTACATTGAATTCGTTTGGTCCTGTAAATGTTGATAATGATTTAGGTCAAATGACCGTTACTGCAAACCCAACCACTACAATCATATCATCTACATACAATAGAATTATTACAGTAGATCCATTTGATCCAAACGCAATCATTGTTAATGTAACTGCCAAGACATGATAAACAATAACGAAAAAACCTCCTTACTGGTTAGGTCACAACTGCCTGAATTTTTACAGGCAAATAGTGACTATGAGAACTTCAAACTGTTCATAGAAGCATACTATGAATGGATGGAACAGAGTGGTCAAGTAACAGAGAGAACTAAAAATCTTTTAAGTTATTCTGATATTGATAAAACTACTGATGAATTCCTAGATTACTTCACAAACGAATTCTTGCCTTATTTTCCAGCAGAATCTCTGTTGAGTAAAGAGAAGGCAATCAAGGTTGCAAGACAACTGTATGAAACCAAAGGTACACCTGCATCATACAAGTTCTTGTTCAGAGTTCTATACGACTCAGACTTTGACGTTTTCTATACAAAAGAAGCTGTACTGAAGGCATCCGATGGTAAGTGGTATGTTGCCAAGAGTTTGAAACTTGCGTCAGTTGACCCACATTTATTGAACATCAACAATTACAGATTGTTTGGTGAAACCACAAAGTCTATTGCAACAGTCGAAAACTCTGTATTGGCAGGTACAAAGACAGAAGTTTTCATTTCAAACATCGAACGTCTTTTCCAATCAGGTGAATTTGTACGTGTTGTAGACTCTAATAACCAAGATGTATTGTTCAATGGTTCTCCGTTGAGAGCAAAGATTGTGGGTCAGATTAGTCAGGTTAAAATTGACCCAAACAACAGAGGTTTGTTGTACCAAGTTGGTGATCCAGTTGTCATCTATGATGGTCTATCTTCAAACACAGGTCTTGGGGCATCTGCGGTAGTTGGTTCTACCACATCAGGTTCCATTCAACGTATCAACGTTATCAATGGTGGCTTTGGTTACAGTTACTCACCGAACACAGAAATAGATATTACAAATGCACCGGGTGCGATTGCGATTGTGGGTTCTGTTGACCCTAAACCATCAACAACTGCAAACATTGCATTGTTTCCAATAGACACAATCAGTCTAAAGAGATACATTAAATTAGGTAATTCAAACTACTACTTTGCAAACGGCGCATCAGTAAATGCAAACACCACGTTGGCAGAGGCATTAACGTTCAAATCTTTTTCAACTTATCCACTATCATCCATTTCGGTTATGAACGGTGGCGGTGGCATCACAAAGACTCCAGTTGTAACTGCTTTATCTGGTTTCCCAAATGATGTTGCAGAAAATGCATCAGTTTCTGCCATCGGTATGTTGGCACCAATTCAAATCACAAGTGGTGGTGAAGGGTATCAAGCAAACGACACTATTGTTTTCACTGGTGGTTCAGGTCGTGGTGCTCGTGCGAATGTTTTGACAGTCAACTCAACCGGTGCAATCACCTCAGTTGGTTATGTTTTTGGTCCAAACAAAGACTATCCTTTGGGTGGTATGGGATATAAAACAACCGATTTACCAGGTCTAACAGTAAATTCGGCAAATAACCAAGCCGCCAATGCACAATTGTATGTCCCAGGAATCTTGGGTGAAGGTGCGACCTTCTCCGTGGTTGTTGACCGTGTGGGTTCTGTAACCACAATTAACCTGGTTGATCCAGGTGAGGATTACATCGAAACACCAAACGTATCTTTGAAGGTACAAGACATTGTGGTATCGAATGTGTCGATTGCCAACCTACCAAACAAAGGTGATGTTATTTACCAAGGTTCGGATGCAAACAACATTACATACCGTGCAAGAGTAAACTCAATTTCGCAACTGACTTCTGATGCAAATACAGAATTGTCATTGTGGAACCTACGTGTGTTTGAATACAACTCAAACCCAGATCCAATGATGCCATTGGTCGTAGACAAGAACATCAATTATTTGATGGCAAACACCGCTTATAATTCAAATTACAACAGTAGTGGTGTTAGAAACTATGGTGACGCAACCGCAAAGGCGGCCGCTTCTTTCTTGAACGGTTTGGTTATTTCTCAAGGTCAATACCTGAACTCACAAGGACAACCAAGTTCATTTAACGTATTGCAGAGTTCAATCTACAACAACTTTACATACCAAGTTACAGTACAAGAATCAATTTCAAAATACAGAGATGTGTTGTTGAACTTGTTACACCCAACAGGCATGAAGGTTCTTGGTCGTCATGCATTGAAATCTTCAAACAACTTCAGACTGCATACACAAGATGCATTGTATACAGGTCAACCATTATATAATTACACAGGAATTGGTTCTAGTGTTTCCATAAAAACAGATTTCACCAACAAGAGTAATAACATTTTGGTGTTTAATGATATTAGTACCGCCAACCTACAAACATTCTTGTTCTCAGGAAACACAACAATTTCTTTGAGACCAACAAATGGACCTAATGTTGTTGGTAAAATCGTTTCTGTTAATACAGCATCCAACACCGCAGTAATTGATTCTAATGTTTGGTTGACATTTGCCAATGTGGCCACAGTTACTGCAAATGCTGGTTCTAACGTGATAAATATTACATCATTAACTGGCAAGTATGATATTATCAACAACGGAAAATATAGTAACACAGCATATCCATTGATGGACATTGTGTATACTGGCGATAATGTTTTGGTTGATAATAACACAAGCCGTCTGGTGAGTTCTGTTGACTACATCAACGGCAAGATTTATCTATCAAGTGATATAACAACAGATGCGAATTCTTATCTTGCGGTAAGTAGAACATTTGTGGCAAATTCAAAACTTAATTTCGACCAAGTTTCAATATTTGGTCCTGTGGGACAATCATACATTAATCCAGAACTTATAACTGAAGATGGATTCACAATAACAACTGAAGATGGTACTATTCTTCTAGTGGGGTAATCAATGTCAACAATAAAAATATCAGAACTAACACCAATCACAACAATCAATTCTAATACAGGTAACACTTTCATAGTTGGTACAGATGCATCAACTGGTGTTACAGGTAAAATTACTGCAACTGCACTCGCAAATGGATTGTACGCAAACAATACATTAAACGTAGGCAACAACGCAGTTCTTTTCCCTGGTGTTATTGGACAATTTGCAAGTAACAATGCAAACTATTTGCAACTAAACGTACAGAACCTGAATGGTAATGGTTCAAGTGACTTGGTTGCAACAGCAGATACTGGTACAGATACAATACATTTTATTGACGTTGGTATTCAAGGTTCAAATCTGACACAAGGTGTATTGAAACCTTTGGATGGTTACTTGTTGGTTCAAGGTGATGGTTCTAATCCAGGTGGTAACTTAATCATTGGTTCGTTGGTAAGTAAAGACATTATATTTGCACAAGGTGGTTTCGATCCATCTAATGTGGTTGCCAAGTTTGTACCATCAACTGGTCTACAACTGACACAGAAACCATTGACGTTCGCTGACGGTACCACACAAAACACATCGTCTGCTTCAGCAGGTACATCCGCAAATGCAGCATTCATTCGTGCAAATACTCCACACGCAATTTCAAATTCAGCTGCATTATATGCCAACGGTGCCTTCGCAAAGGCAAACGCAGCATTGGCCAATGCATCAGGCACATTGGCGGGAAGTTTAGTGGTTACAGGTAGTGTAACATCAAGTAACATTTCGTTGACTGGTGACGCATCAATCACATACAGCCCATCTGCAAGTCCAGCAACGTTGTTGTTTACTGCTCCATCATCCGGATTTACCGGAAATGTATATGCACCAAAATTAATTACAGACAACTTGCTTGTTATCGGTACATCTACCGTAACAGGTAACGTGTATATGGGTGGTGTGGTAACAATGAATGCCAGAACCATCATGGCCAATTCAAACTTTACTGCAACAGAAGCTGCCGTAACAATCAAGGCAACTGCAAACACAGCAGTACCATCTAATGATGGTTATATGTTGCACATTTCAGGTAAACAAAACGTTTCCTCACGTATTGTATTCGATTCATATAGTGCAAACGGTGCAGCATATGGTCTAATTGCTGGCCGTACAGCACGTGGTAACGTAGATTATCCAGAACCAGTTCAATCTGGCGATGTGTTGATGCGTATTTCTGGTAACGGTTATGGCACATCTGAATTTGCACCACTTGGCATCGCCCGTATTGATATTATTGCAACCGAAACATACACAAACTCATCACGTGGTTCACAAATCAAGTTCTACAACATTGAAAATGGTTCAAATACATTGGTCAATATTGCAACATTCAATGCAAACAATGTAACATTCTCAGGTTATGTTAACCCAGCCAAAGGTGTGGTTTACACACCAAGACTACCTGCTGGACCACAAACTGCAATCACTATTGATTACACATCAGATTCCGTTATCAAGGCCAACTGTGCAGCTGATGTGACAATTTCACACAGTAATTATGTTGCGGGTAAAGTTGTTGAGGTGTGGTTAATTAATACAGACAACTCCAACCATACTGTGACTCACGGTTGTGCTGCATTACGTTCAACAAACAAATCAACTACTGCAACTATCACCGCAGGCAGTTCTATGTACTTGAGATTCTTCAGTATTGATGGTGATAATGCAAACACCTTTGTTTCTATTAATGGTTAATAAATAAATCATGGCAAATAAAAACATTCTCACATCTACCTCCAAGGTTGCACAAATAGAACAGGTGTATTATTCACCTGTTGCTGTGGTTCCACCATCAAACAAACCATTTGGTACGACATACTGTTTCTTGTCCAAAGTGGATCCTTGGGCAAACAACACAAACATTCCAGAACCAACTGGTGACCAAAGATACATCAAACAAACATTCAAAAATATGTTTGCAGCTAAGTTGATTACAACCAGTGATATTTCACCTGTAATACAACGTATTGATTGGTCTTCTGGTACTGTGTATGATTATTACGTTGATGATGTTGATATGTCCATTAGAGACCAGAACGGACGATTGTTGAAGTCATACTATGTAAAGAACAAATATGACCAAGTGTTTAAGTGTCTTTGGAACAACAATGATGCTCAATCAACCGTAGAACCATACTTTGAACCAGGTACATACAACACAAACAATATCTTCCAAGGTGCCGATGGCTATAAGTGGAAATTTATTTACACAATCGACACCGGTTTGAAAGTAAAATTCATGGACGACACATGGTTGCCAGTTCCGGTTGGTGCAAACACACCAAACCCACTACAATCAAGTGCAGGTTCTGGTTCGATTGACGTTATTAACGTGTCATCTGGTGGTTTCGGTTATGATCCTGCCAATGCAATCATTTATGTTACTGTAACAGGCGATGGTTCAGGTCTAACAGCAACCGCAAACGTGGTTAATGGTAGTATTAACGATATTATCGTTAGTTCTCCAGGTGGAAATTACACCTATGCGGATGTAACTATTACTTCCAGTAAAGGTACAGGTGCAGTTGCGTTTGCACCAACATCACCTGTCGGTGGCCACGGATTTGATCCAATCTCTGAATTATCCGCAGCGCACGTAATGTATACATGTCAATTTAATGGTAGTGAAGGTGGTACAATACCAACAAACAACGACTATCACCAAGTTGGTTTGTTGATGGGTCCAGTAACTTACGAAAGTTCTCCATATGCGGCCAACGGTTCCATTTATAGAACAACAACAGACTTCGTTGTTGCTGCAGGTTTCGGTATCTATGAAGAAGATGAAATCATTTATCAAGGTACCACGTTAGAAACAGCCACATTTACTGCAAGAATTTTGAGTTTCGACACATTCACCAATGTCCTATACTTGATAAATACAACAGGAACTCCAACAACAAACGCACCTGTATTTGGAAATACATCAAAAACTACAAGAACTTTATTGTCTTACAGCAATTCCAACTTCGTACCTTTCTCAGGGTCTATCGCAATGATTGAAAATAGGTCAGCGGTACAAAGAAGTGATGATGGTATAGAACAATTTAGATTCGTATTAGGTTACTAAAGGAAAAAAATGTCTCTGAATTTTAACGTTGATCCATATTACGATGACTTTGACCAAAGTAAAAACTTCCATCGTATTCTGTTCAAACCAGGTGCAGCGGTTCAGGCTAGAGAATTAACACAATCTCAAACCATCCTACAAAGTCAAATCTCCAAGTTTGCTGACAACATCTTTACACAGAATACTCCAGTAACTGGCGGTAAAGTAACAACAAACTTGAACTGTTACTATCTGAAACTAAACAGACAGTACAATAACACAAACGTTGTTGCACAAGACTTTGTAAACAAACTGATTATGGATTCTACTGGCAGTATCTTGGCCAAGGTTATCAAGACCGCAGAAGCTACAGGTACTACCGTTGATGCTGGTGACCCACCTACATTGATTGTTACCTACTTGACAGGTACACACTTCACCGATGCGATGGATATTTTCCCAGTTGATGGAACAAATATCTCTGCCACAATTATTGGTACTGCTGGTGGTACAACTGGTGTTGGACCATCTTCTGTTGCATCTATCTCTGAAGGTGTTTTCTACATTGTGAATGGTTATTCTCAATCATCCACAGCAAATGATGATGGTACTTTCACAAAGTATTCTATCGGTAACTTCGTTTCTGTTCAACCACAGACAGTTATCCTAGACAAATACAGCAACACACCATCTTATCGTGTCGGTTTATCAATCACAGAAACTATTGTTGACTACATCAACGACAGTTCATTGTTGGATCCAGCGGTTGGTGCATCAAACTATCAGGCTCCAGGTGCAGACCGTTATCAAATCAACCTGACACTAACAACTCTTCCATTGACATTGGGTAACGATGACCAATTCGTGGAACTTATCCGTGTGGATGAGGGTAACGTTGTTAAACAAGTTGACAACACAGTATATTCTGTAATTGATGATTACTTTGCCAAGAGAACACATGAAACTAACGGTGATTACATCGTTAACGATTTCAAAATTACTCCATCCGCCAACTCAATCAACGCAGACACATACACTCTGTCAGTAGGTCCTGGTATTGCATACGTACAGGGTTACCGTGCAGAGAACCAATCTACAATTAAGATTGAATCTAATAGAGCAAGAGAAACAGAAGCGGTTGATAACAACGGCAACTTCATTGACTATGGTAACTATTTGTATGTTGAGGATGTAAAAGGACAGAGTGGTAGTTTCTTCGACATTACAACTGGACATGCGGTAGATTTCCACACAGTTGGTGTATCTAACATCAATAAAGCCAACACAACTGCCTACAATGCAACACTTGCAGGCACTGGTTACATTCGCTGTTTGTCTTATGTTCAAGCATCAGATTCGTCCAACACAAGAACATATGTGTATAAAGCACACATGTATGATGTTTCAAACAAAGTGTTGAGTGGTTTGGTTGCTTCTGCAACATCATCTACAATCACATTCACAAACACCTACAACGGCCAATTCTCCAATATTGCAAACGCATACATTGGTGTGACATTGACAATTGATTCTGGTGTTGATGCTGGTGACACAAGACAAATCGTTTCTTATGATGGCAGCACACATACTGCAACTGTTGAATATCCATTTAACACCACACCAGGTGCAGGCGACACATTCTCATTGCGATTCTCTGTTGCTGATTTTGAAACTGTTGTGCAAGCAACAGTAGGAACACCATGCACACTATCATCAAGTGCAAGTATGAGTTCTTTGGGTAAAACAAATACTGTTCCATCAGGTGACACACAACTATTCAGCACGAATAATCCACAATTGATTTTCCCATTGGGTAATCCATATGTTGCAACTGTAACAGATACCTTCTACACAACTGCACAAGAATTTAGAGCACAATCTTTTGGTTCTTACTCAACTGGTTCACGCCGTTACTTACAGTTGGATCCATCCACAACAGGTACATTTGACCTGATTAGAACTGGTGCAACGGAATCTATTGACGCAATCAAACAAAACTGGGTGGTTGTTGTTACAGACAAGTTGACAAACACAACTATCAACAACGGTGATATTATCGACTTCACCGCTGCAGGTAGAACTATTGCTGTTGATACAGACAAGAATGGTGTATACTTGACTGCATTGGATTTGAATCCATTTGTTGCAACAATCTACACCAAACTTAACGTAACTAACGCTAGTGATACCAACTATGTGTTGAAGACCAAAACATTGGTTGAAGCAAACACAAGTATTGAAAGTTACTATGGTCCAGATGGTATCGTTAATGGCACACACGTTGACCTAACAAATGGTCAAATCTGGATTGCTCAAGGTAGTGTTTTAGATTATGGTAATAACCAAAGTCTATATGTTTCTGACGTTAAACGTATCGTTAAAATCATTGATACAGGAACAGGAACACCGAACGTATCAATGTTGACAACAGGTACAGACGTAACAAGTCATTTCACATTCAACAATGGTCAGACAGACAGTTACTATGGTCACGCATACATCACATTGAAACCAGGTAAACCAAAACCATTGTCATTGTGGATTCTATTTGACCACTACGAACATTCTGGTGGTGATGGTTACTTCTCTGCACAATCATACAGTAACGTTGGTTTCACAGAACGCCCAACATACTTCTCATCAAATCGTATCAACTACGAATTGAAAGATTGTTTGGACTTTAGACCTGCTGTATTGAATGGTCAAGGTTCGTTTGTGTTCCGTTACAAAGTAACACCAACAAGCACCAACAACTCTGGTCTATTCTTGCCTGCTGACCTATCAACATTTGTTTCTAACTACACATACTACTTGGGTCGTAGAGACATTTTGATTATCGGTAAAGACAAGGCAATCAAGTTGATTGAAGGTAAACCAGCAATCAATCCAATCATACCAGTTACACCAGAAGGTTCTCTGTTGTTGGCCAACATCACACTTGATCCATACACAGCATATGTTCCAGGACAAGTGGCAGGTAAGGCATCAAACGTAAATATTCAACCTGTTCTACACAAACGTTGGGCGTTCAGCGATATTTCCGACCTACAAACACGTGTTAACAACCTAGAATACTACGCATCATTGAACCTGTTGGAACAAAAAGCATCCAACTTGCAAATCCCAGATGCGAATGGTCTGAACAGATTTAAGAATGGTATTTTGGTAGATGACTTCTCCACATTCTCCGTTGGTGATACATTCAACGACGACTTCTCTGCATCTATCAACACACGTTTGCAGTATTTGTCTCCTGCTTTGTTGGTTAAAAACTATGCATTGCACAACCAGAATCTGTTGTACGCACACGGTTCGAACCTATCTGATGCAACATTCAACTCTTTGAGTTACAAGGCATCACAACTTGGTTTGTCTCCAATGTATACTTTGCCATATACAGAACAACCAATCGCAACACAAGCACTTGCAAGTCGTACAATTAACGTAAACCCATTTGCAGTTTCTAGTGCAATCGGTACAATCACATTGACACCACCGGTTGATAACTGGGTGGACAATGACACACAACCATCGTTGTTGTTTGTTGATCCAAACCTAAAAACATACGAAGCATCAAAGAGTTTGAACTTGTTGGAAGGTAACCCAACATTATCTGTTGCTGACTGGCAATCAATTCCAGGTACAGAAAAGACCACAACTTGGACAGATGAGGCCAACTATACCGTTGAAACAACAACTGCAACCAAGACAAACCAATACACATATGGTTACTGGTCACAGTCTTATAACCAAACCGGCAACTATATCACCAACGTAAGTATTCTTCCATATATCCGTGGACAGTACATTATGTTCCAAGCAAAAGGTTTGTTGTTCAACACAACAGTTAACGCCTTCTTTGATGACAAACGTGTGACTCGTTTGGTAAGAAAACCAAACATCATCGAATTGTCAAGTGTATCTGGAACATTCCAAGCAGGTGACGTTATTGGTTATGTTTCAAGTTCTGTTTTCTATAAGACAGGTTACGTTACAGACGTTTACAGATATACAAATGGCAATGTTCGTTTGTATGTTGTCGATGACTTGAATACAACCAATTACGGTTCAACAATCGTTAACGCCAAGTTCAACACTTCTGGTGTTTACCAAAGTAGTAGTGCATCTGGCATCAAAGATTCGACCGTACACTACTCAGGTAAAACAATTGCTGTTGGCACAAACACCAACACAATCAACTTGTCATCTTCATTGGCATCTACAACAGACATTTACACAGGTCTAGACTTGTGGATTGTTGCAGGTTCTGAAACTGGTGTGTCTTCTATTCCAAATGGTTCTAAGGCAACCATTTCTGCATACAACACCACAACAAAAGTGGCAACTTTGGATAGAAATATCTCCTACTCTGCTGGCGACACATACTCCATTGGACCATTGACAACAAACGAAAATGGTAGTATCTCTGGTGTGTTCACATTGCCTGGTGGTTACTTCCATTCTGGTGAAAGAATGTTCCGTATTGACAACCGTGTGGTATCACAAGGCGCAAACGACTTCTTCTACAATAATGGTTCAGAAACTACCTATGCGGAAGCTAAGTTCCACGCACAAGGTTTGGCAACTAAGTCACAAGAAGTTAACTACTCTGCATCCGTTTCTTCTGCAAAGAACACAAAGACAACAATCGAAAGAAAAGAAAATGTCATTGTGAAAGAAACTAGAACTGCTCCTCCATCCGGTGGCGGTGGTTGTTGTGTGGTTGCAACTGCATTGAACACTAAAGGTATCTGGTCAGACAATCAGAAGAATACTTTGATTGAATGGTGTGAAAAGTATCTACACAATAAGACATTGGGTGAATGCTTCCGCCGTGGTTACCAAGTTATCGGTTCTAAGTTGTTGGTTCCTGCGTTGCGTAGTGACAACAAGGTGTTTGAAAAGTATGCAACATGGTCTTGGAATAACGGTACACAAATGGTGATGGGTAAGAAGTTCAATGCATTGTCCATTCCAAACTCATTGTTCTGGATTGCCGCATTTATGGTAACTGGTGCAGTTGTAACAACCAAGTACGCTAAGAAATCTTGGAAGAAACTATACGAGTAACATATGGGTATAACCGTTGAAGAATATTTCGCACAAAAAGAGGCATGTCCTCATTGTGCGGAACATGGGAATGAAGAACATTGTGTGACCACATTATTGAGTAGACAAGAAAATTGTTTTGTATACAACATCACACATTATGGTATTGGTGATTACACCAACAAAGAAGTCCAACTGTTGAGAGATTTTAGAGATAACTCAACTGAAGAAGATAATGTGGAGTATTATGTTAGATGTGATAAGTTGATTACTAAGATGGGAATTTTGAGTAAACCTTATCACGAACAAATATCAATTTATAGCGGAATCAATTACAGACACATAAGGAATGTAGTGGCCGCACTGGTAGAAAACAAGAAAGAAGATGCAAAACATCTAATAAATAATATGTTAGACGTTCTTGAAAAAGAAAATAACATACCGAAGGAATTAAATGACAACGAAACTTATTGATCCTGTAGCACAGACATTTATTATTGATGGTGCAAACTACCCTAATGGAACCTTTTTGAGTTCCATTTGTCTGTTCTTCCGTACAAAACCTTCTACAAATATTCCAATCGAATTGTGTATTGTTCCAACCTTGAATGGTTACCCAGTTGGTTCATCTTTGGATTACTCAGTCGTTTCACTAGATGCAAATCAAGTTAACGTATCAGAGAACCCACACCACAAAGATCCAAGCACATACACAAAGTTCACATTTTCTTCTCCGGTTTATATCAACCCTAACGTATTGTATGCGTTTGTGGTTCAGTCTAGTTCAAGTGAATACACTATGTGGATGGCACAACAGAATGATTCTGCATTGTTGTCCACATCCAAGGCAGAATACACCGATCCAAACCCAACCGTAGCAACTAAGATTACAAAGACACCTTACATCGGTGACTTGTTCGAATCACAAAACGGTATGACATGGACAGCTGACCTGTTGAAAGACTTGATGTTTGTTATCAACAGATGTAAATTTACCACATCAGCATCACCAACATTGTCCTTTGTGGTACCAGCAGGTCTACCACAACGTAAAACCATCGAAAACAATATGGCAACGGCCACATCCAACTCATTGTATGATGCATTGAATGTGTCCACAACAGACTTCACACCACCAGGAACATCGGTCAACTATCAATATACATCAACACTAACAAGTGGTGATTCGGATGGTCCATACGCAGTTAATCCTGGTAAATATGGCACGCCAAAGCCAGAAGATATTTACCTGAACGACAACAAAGGTAGTCGTGTATTGAATTATCAGTCAAATACATCATTCAAATTGCAAGCAACATTGGCAAGTACAGATGATTCTGTAAGTCCTGTTGTGTCTGAGGATGGTTTGACACTATTCACAACACGTTATCGCATCAACAACATGGGTATTGCCAACGATAATATCATCTTGGTGAATGGTGGTACAGGTTATTCAGCAAACGGAAACACCACACTATCTTATCCCGATATTACAGTATCAGCACCAGATGCAGTTTGGGGTTCACAGGCATATGTGTCAGCAAACGTATACATGGGCAACATCGTAAGTGTTTATGTGACAACAGAAGGTTCTGGTTATTTAACCACACCAACAGTCTCAGTTACACCATCAAATACCACACAATCCATAGTACAAATCAACGGCGAAACTTCCGCAACTGGTGGTAATGGTCTGGCAAGATACGTAACACAACCAGTTACTTTGACTGAAGGTAATGATTCAGGTGACTTACGTGTGTTCTTCTCCGCTTACAGACCAGTGAACACAGACATTAATGTATACTACAAAGTTGTTGCTAGAGAAGATACTCAAACAATCAACGATGGTGATTGGCAATTAATGACATTAGTTAGTGGTGGTTCCACATACTCTAGTTCAATGAACAACATTGTTGAGTATGAAGCTGCACCTGGTGTAAATGGTGTTGCAGATAATGCATTGAGTTACACAAGTAAGAAAACTGGTTTCTCATACACATCATATTACCAATACATGATTAAGATTGTTATGTCGTCCTCTGATTCCACATTCGCACCGTTTGTAAAAGACATGCGAACAATTGCACTACCATCAGGAACAGGATTGTAATATGTTGGTGAAGATAGAAGGCACCAACATGTATCGTGATACCAATACCATGGCATTGGTTAACAAAGATAGTGCAGCAAGAGATGAATACTATTTGAAAAGAAAACTGATAGAGTCCCAGAAGCAAGAAATAAATACAGTAAAGAAAGAAATGGATAGCATCAAAGGTGACGTTCTGGAAATTAAACAAATGATGCTTCAACTACTGAAAAAAGGTTAAAATGGCTAATACAATAACAACATTAAGTTATGCCAACACGTTTGGTGATTGGTTGGTTGCAACCGACTCATTAATTTCCGAGAACAATATTCTGGCGGCTGGTGATTACACCAAATCATCCGGAACTTTGTATCTAAACGAAACAACTCAAAACTCCTTACAAGCTAACGGTAACATTGTAGTACAAAAACAACTGTTGGTACAAGGTACAGGTTCTTCCGCTTCGATCCAAAACAACTTAACTGTTGGTGGCCAAGTATACTTTTCAAATACTACTCTAGGTTTGACTAACGCAGGTCAGGCAAACATAAACGGACTATTGGTTGCACAAGGTTCTGGTATCGGTTTGTCTGTGGCCAACAATGCATATGTTGGTGGAAATTCAACAGTTCGTTACACAACAACCACAAATAAAGTTCAGGCAAACACCAGTGTTTTGACTGCAACATTACAAGCAAACACAAGCATTCTTACAGATGTATTGCAGTCAAACACAAGTATGTTGACTGATGCGTTGCAGGCCAATAACAGTATTCTAACTGAAGTTATACAAGCAAACACCAGTATCCTTACAGGTGTTGTTCAAGCAAACAACTCAGTTAACACAGAAATATTAAAAGCGGTAACAGCAAGTGTTTCAGGAAGAACTTACACCGACACTTTGCAGGGTAATACTTCTATCAATACAGTAGACCTAAGTGTTTCTGATACAACATATACAGATATATTGCGAGCAAACACCTCATTGTTTGCACCAACAGCAAACATTTCATCATCACTTGATGCAAATAGTGCAACAGTTTTTGCAGGTTCATTGCAAACTGTGGGTCAATTAAGTGTTGGTGGTAACTTTGTTATCAACGGTTCAACCGTTTACAACTCAAACAACTTCACTTTGAATGCTGGTTCTGGTACAGGACAAATAAGTGCATTTGAAGTTAACCGTGGTTCATCTGGTGCAAACGCATCCATTCGTTGGAATGAGTCCAGTGCATACTTCGATGTGAAGAACGTTGGCACATCGACATATTACCGTATGTTGACCGATGATTATCCTGGTGTATATGCAACTGCTGCATATGCAAAGGCGAACGCAGCTGCTGCCACATTTGTTGGTACAACAGGATCTTTTACCGCAAACACAGTTACTTTCTCAAGTAACAACGGCGTAACAATCACATCGGTTGGTTCAAACACATTTGCTATCAGCACTTCACAAGATTTAAGAACAACTGCATCACCAACATTCAACTCATTGACACTAACAACTCCTTTGGCATTAAGTCAAGGTGGTACAGGTGCAACATCAGCAGCTTCGGCATTGACAAACATCTTGCCAACTGGTACAACAGCTGGTTATGTTTTGACAACAGGTGGTCCAGGTAACTTCTATTGGGCAGCAGGTGGCACGGGTGGTTCTTCAGGCGCAGTTCCAGGAACATCCATTAACTCCACACGTTTGAGTTATACTGCCAACGGCGCAGCAGGTTATACAGGCAACACATACAACACACCAACTTTCACAACAGGCACACAAGTTCGTGCTTATATTAATGGTGTGCGTCAATTTGAATCTGAATATTCTCTGAACCAAAGCGCAAATACAATATCATTCACAACAACACCACCAAACGGTGATTCAATATTGATTGAAGTGGATGGTTACTATGTAAATCCATATTACGCAAACAACATTACATTTACCGCACCATTTAGTGGTATTGTTTCTTCTGCTAACACAATTCAGTTGGCAATCCAAGACATTGAAACCCGTAAGGCTGCATTGGCTGGTGCAACATTCACTGGTGATGTTCAAGGTGTTACAATGGCAGGCGGCACAAGTAACACATCATTTGCAACAACTGCATTTAGTGCAAATGCAACCAACTTGACCGCAGGTACAATTCCTACTGCAAGGTTGGGCGACTCTGGTGCAACCGCAGGTACATTCGGTGGTGGTTTGGTTATCCCAGTTATTACCGTTGACGGCAAAGGTCGTGTAACATCGTCAGCCAACACACCATTGGCATCATCTGGTGTTATTGCAGGTAACTATGGTTCATCCACAACAACTCCTATTCTAACAATTGACGCATACGGTAGAGTTACTGGTGCAACAACAACATTGATTACTGGTGGTTCTGCTGGTATCGGTGCAACAACATTCACTAGAAGCACATATACTGCCACAGCTGGTCAAACATCATTTGCTGCAACATATACTGTTGGTTACGTACAAGTTTATCTAAACGGTGTTCTATTACGTGCAGCAGACTACACATCATCATCAGGAACAGCCATTGTTTTGGGTGCAGCTTGTGCATCAGGTGATTTGGTTGACATTTTTGCATACACAGTTACATTGGTTAACAACGTATCACCAAGTTACACAGGCGGACAAGGTGGTGCCGCAGGTCAAGTTCTATACCAATCTGCCGCAAACACAACAAGTAACACGGATGTTGGTACATCAGGTTACCTATTGACAAGTGGCGGTACAGGTAAACCAACCTGGACAGCACCAACAGGATTGTCATTAAACAGTTCACAAATTACTACCGCATTAGGTTTCACACCATACAACAGTACAAACCCAACTGGTTACATTACAGGAATTACTTCCTCAATGGTAACAACTGCTTTAGGTTATACACCTGCAACAAACGCAAGTGCTCAAATAACCTCACTTGGTGTTGGTACTGCTGCGTCAGGAACAACTGGTGAAATTCGTGCAACAAACAACATCACCGCATACTACTCAGACGACAACCTAAAAACTCGTATTGGTAATATTGAAGGTGCCTTGGACAAAGTAATGACACTAAATGGTTTCTACTATGAAGCCAACGAAACTGCACAAGCATTAGGTTACACCGTCAAAAAAGAAGTTGGTGTATCGGCACAAGAAGTTCAAGCAGTTTTGCCGGAAGTTGTTGTACCTGCACCAATTGATGACAAGTATTTAACAGTTCACTATGAAAGAATTATACCACTATTGATTGAAGCAATCAAAGAACTTAAAGCAGAAGTTGATGAACTAAAAGGACAAACTAAATGACAATCAATAGAAATTTGGCCAATGTGGCCTTATCACTTTCATCAACTGGTATAACATCCAGTATGGTGACAGGCGCATTGGGATTTACACCAATTAGTGGTATTGATTCTAGTGCGGTTACAACTGCTTTAGGTTACACACCAGCAACCAACGGCAACGCACAGATAACATCACTTGGTGTTGGTACTGCTGCAACGGCAACAACTGGTGAAATTCGTGCTACCAATAATATTACAGGTTACTACACATCAGACAAAAAATTCAAAGAAAATGTGGAAGATATTCAAGATGCTTTAGACATTGTTGATACTGTTGGTGGTAAAACATTCGATTGGACAGATGAATATATCAATGACCACGGCGGTGAAGATGGTTACTTTGTACGTAAACAAGACTTTGGTGTAATTGCTCAGGACGTACAATCAGTATTTCCATTGGCAATTAGAACCAAACCAGATGGAACCTTGGCAGTTGATTATGAAAAGTTGTGTGCCATTTCATTTGCAGCTATCAAAGAACTGAAGAAACGTGTTGAAGAATTAGAAGGAAAAATTAAATGACAACAAAAGTCACAAGTTCAACATTAGCCAATACAGCGGTTACATCTGGTACATATGGTGGTTCGACACAACATTCCGTATTCACAGTTGATGCACAGGGTAGGTTGACGTATGCTGGTAATGCAACTCCAAGTATTGCAAACACACAAATTACTGGTGTATTAACTCCAACACAACTTGCAAACAGTCAAACTTATGGTATAAGTGTTAGTGGTAATGCTGGAACAGTAACAAATGGTGTATACACATCAAGTTCATATTCGGACCCATCATGGTTATCACTATCTAAATCCAAAGTTGGCCTAGGTAACGTAGATAACACAGCAGACTCAAGCAAGAGTGTTAGTTATGCAGCAACTGCTGGTTCGGCACCAGCTTCTGATGTGTATGCTTGGGCAAAACAGTCAACAAAACCATCTTACACAAAGTCTGAGGTTGGTTTGGGTAGTGTAGACAATACAGCCGATGCAAACAAGAGTGTTAACTATGCTTCGTCTGCTGGTGGTGTTGCATGGAGTAACGTTAGTTCAAAACCCACTTTGTTGACCAGTAGTTGGGCACAAAACTTTTCTTGTTCAATCAATTCTTCCGCAAGTGCTGCATATGATGATTGCTGGATGCCAGCTTCAACATCGACATTGGGTTCGTACACAATAGGTTTTGATTATTGGGTATTATGGGGTGGCGCATCACAAGGTTACTTTGAAGTTACAACAGGTCCACGTAGATGGAACCACCCAACATATGGAAACTCTTGGTACTTCCAAATTTACCATACAGCAAACTATGGTCCAAACAATTATCAAATACGAATTTTTAGTTAAGGAAAAATATGATTTTAGCGAGAGTAATTAACGGTTCTATTGTAGAACATAGATTGGGCACAGAGGAAGAAATTGTATATTCTGAATCTGATGGTGTATCAATTGTTCCTATGCCAACATGGGCAGTAGAACTACGTGAATCTAACCTTGCCAATAGAACGGCAACACGTATCCTAAAATGGAACTATGGAAGTAGAGTGTTTGAAATTTTTGAAGTGGGTTCTTTCTCAGCATAAAGGTTTAATATGGAACATAATGAATATAATATTGGTGCCACTCCGAAGGGTCCAGAAATACAAATTTCTTGTCTCTCAAACGTCTATGTTAGACGAATGTTCTTCAGAGAAAAAGGCATTATTGAATTAGGACACAGACACCCATACTCACACGCAAGTTTAGTTGCGTCAGGTTCTGTATCTGTCCAATTGTATGATGATGAGAGTAAGAAGTTGTTGGATCCGGTTGTCTATAAAGCACCTGCAATGATTATGATTGCAAAGAATGCTGCACACCAAATCGAATCTTTGGAGGACGAAACAACTGTATGTTGTATTCATGCTCTAAGGGATGAAACGGAAACTATTATTGACCCAGAAATGATTCCTGTACCATCAGGTTTATTAGATACTCAGAAAAAACACTTCATGGAAACAGGACAACAACTCAGACCACCATATGTTCCGTTCGATGATTTGACACCGAATAGAATTCCAAGAATGTTTAATGCACAAGAATTTTTCTAATTGTGACCACCAACATAAACTAAATACCTAAAAAAGGTAAAACATGGCAGCAGGATATCAAGAATTATTTTTAGAACAAGGTTCCGATTTCAACACATCAATCAATTTAGATGATGTGAATGGCCTGCCTTTCGATTTAACTGGTGTAACCGCCAAGAGTCAGGTTAGAAAATCTTATTATTCTGCCAATGCAACGGCAGAATTTGCTATTACTATTAACGAACCAGAAACTGGTGTGATTTTACTGTCTCTAAATTCAGCAAACACAGCAAACATTTCTGCTGGTAGATACGTATATGATGTTGTCATTAAAGATGGTAACAATTCAAAAACAAGGGTTTTAGAAGGAATTGTGAACGTTTTACCGCAAGTTACCGTATTTTAAGGGAAAAGTATGTCTACATCACCAATTGGCGGCATAAGAGTTCAAGTAAATTCACAAAGTCCTACCGTAAAATCTGTCAACTATGGAATCAGGTCACTTAAAGGGTCATCGGATTTGACCATGACCGGTGTTCAAAATGGTGATGTTATCACCTATGATAGTGCAAACAATGCATTTAAGACCACTTCCATAGAAGCATTGGCCCCAACATTGGACGCAGGTACCTTTTAATGGCAAATACAACCATTCAAATCCTACGTTCGTATGCAAATACGGCACCACCTTCATTGAGTGACGGTGAGTTGGCCTATTCGTTCGTTTCGAAAACACTATTCATCGGAGACGACACCAATGGTGTCAATCCAATTGGCGGAGAAGGATACATTGCAAATGTTTCCGTAAGTCTGGTAGACGGTGGTTCTTTTTAATAAATAATAGACAAGTAGCTTATACAAGGATAATAATAAATGGCTAATACCTCAATTTTAATCAAACGTTCCAGTACCACTAGAACACCAGTAACACTTGCCGCTGGTGAATTTGCGTACTCATACCAGTCTGGTACATTATTCTTAGGTAATGCTGCTGGCAACGGTGTCATCAACGTAGGTGGTTTACTATACACCCAAACGATTGACAATGCAACCAATAACGCAACCAACGACACCCTAGTTAAGAGAAGTGCCAACGGTTCTGCATCATTCAGTACAATCTACGGTTCACTAGGAACAAATAGTGGAGTTACCGCAGGTTCCTACGGTTCTACCACTTCTATCCCAGTAATTACAGTTGCTGCAAACGGTATTGTTACTGGTGTAACCACATCATCTATCTCCACCACATTGCAAATTGCTGGTGATACTGGTACAGATGGTATCGCACTTGCATCCGACACATTGACATTAAAGGGTGGTGATGGTATCACAAGTACCGTAATCGGTGCAAACAACACCACATTGTTTGATGTTGACGGAACAGTTATCAGAAGTTCTGGTAACCAAACAATTAACGGTAACATTCAAATCTCTGGTAACTTGGTTGTTTCTGGTCAAACCACAACAATCAACGTAAACTCAATGAACGTTGCAGACCCATTGATTTATTTGGCTGCAAACAACTATTCTTCTGACGCTGTAGATATTGGTTTCGTTGGTAACTACTACGATGGTGTTGGTCAACGTCATGCTGGTTTCTTCAGACACGCAGCATCTAACACATTCTATGCGTTCACTGGTTACGACAAAGAACCAGACACAACCGTTGACGTTAATGACGCAACATTCCGCCGTGCTTCTATTAATGCCAACTTGGTTGGTGGTTATGTTGCAGGTCTTGCGAACACAATCTCTGTTGTAGATGGTGGTACTGGCGCAGCAACATTCACTAACGGCGGTATCGTTGTTGGTTCTGGTACAGGTGCTCTAACAACACTTGCAAACTCATCATTCACAGTAACAGGTTCTGGTGGTCAAGCCAAGACAGTAACGTCCTTGACAGCTGATGCATACGGTAGAATTACTGCTGCAACATACCAAGACATTTCTGGTCTAACAGTAACACAAGGTGGTACTGGCGCATCTTCATTCACATCTGGCGCATTGTTGGTTGGTGATGGAACAAGTGCAGTTAAGACACTTGCAAACACAACATTCTCTGCAACAGGTTCTGGTGCAACAAACAGCACAATCACTTCCGTTACAGTTGACGCATACGGTCGTTTCACCGCTGCAACATATAGTGCAATCTCTGGTTTGACTGTATCACAAGGCGGTACAGGTGCATCATCCTTCACAACTAAGGGTATCATGTACGGCAATGGCACAGGTTCAATGCAAGTTACTGATGCTGCAGGCACAGCAGACCAAACATGGTCTAACCAAATTCTTACAACAACCAATGCAGGTGTTCCAGTATGGTCCACAACATTGGATGGAGGTCAATTCTAACGTTACTATATAATTGTTAATTGATAGGAGATTGAAATGGGTAATGAAAGTTATTTGAATCATTATGTTGAATTATTGACCTCAACAATGACTGATTGTATTATAAGGAACGTGTCACTTCAAGCAAACGCAAAGGTTACAGAAGAAGTTTTACTACAAATGGAGAAACGACTGGCTGAAGCGGAAGGATTGGCAGAACCTTTGAGAAAAAGAATTGAAGAATTGGAAAAGATTCGTGGTACATATGATAATGTGAAACACCAAATTGAACACATTGACACATATAGAAACGAATTGATTAGGGAACGTGAAGAACACCAACGAACACGTTCCGATTATGATTCCAAAATTAAAGAGTTGGAACAAAAGATTGAATATTTGCAATTAACTCCTAGTAAAAGAAAAAAAGTGGATGAAGCCAAAGAGGTATCTGTGGTTCCATCCGAAGAACAAACCAAAGATGGTGGAAGTTTCTGAGTAAATGGCAAATACAATAATACAGGTTAAAAAATCAGGCGTACAAGGACAAACACCCAGTTCACTAAACCATGGCGAACTGGCGTTGAACTACGCCGATGGTATTCTGTATTATAAGACCGCACAAGGTGCGATTGGCATGTTGTCTAGTGCCAGTGGTATGGGTGGTTTTACTTTTTCGACAATTAATGTCAACTCACAGTTAATAGTTGCAACATCCAATACGGATGTTTTGGGATTCAATAGTTCCAATGGTATAACACTATCAACCAACACAACATCCAAACAAATCACAATTGATGGTTCGGTTGTTTACAACGAAGCCAATTCCAAGACATACACATTCGTACAGAATGTTGCACCAACCACAGCAAACAGTTTAAGTTCTGTTTGGAGAAACATTGATACTGGTGTTGTGTATGAAAATTTTGGTAACACAACACATCCTATTTGGGCAGAAGTTGGTCCAACAGGTCTAGCCGGCAACACGATGCCTGGTGCAATCGCAGCAACCAGTTTGACTGTGGCCGACACCGATGTATTGTTAGCAATACAAACTGCCGGTTCATATGCAAACTCCGCATATGCAAAAGCAAACACTTCAAGTGGAACTGATCCTAGTGCAGGTGTTTATGCAAACGCAGCATTTCTACAAGCCAATACGGGTGTAACTAATGCATCAATATCAGACGGCAAGGCAGTTACTGCTGGTTCTTATGCTAATTCAGCATACACTCAAGCAAATACTGCAACAACCAATGCACTAGCAGCAAGTACATATGCAAACGCTGCGTTCACACAAGCCAATACGGGTGTAACTAATGCTGCAACAGCAGACTCTAAGGCAGTAAGTGCTGGTTCATATGCCAATTCTGCGTTTACGAAAGCCAATACTGCAACTACTGATGCTGCAGGTGCGTCACAATATGCCAACTCAGCATTCACTAAGGCCAACGCAGCATTCACCAAAGCAAATACCGCATTAGCAAACGCAACAGGAATATTTGCAGGTGATTTAACTATCACAGGCAACAATACTATCAATGGTGTACTTGCTGGTTATGCACCTAATCGTCCTGCTTTCCGTGTAACCGGTAGCGGGACAACAAACAACTTAACGACCACACAAAACGGCACTGGTGCTTTAACCGCAAACAACTGGACCGCTGATTACACACAAGGCAGTTACTTAAACAGCACAACGGGAGTATTCACCGCACCCGTAGCAGGTTTATATCAAGTTAACGTTGTTGCCAGAAACGCAGGATATACAAGTGGTATAAGTCAAGTAGCAATAGTCAAAAATGCAACTGGAGGAAATGGTGCCGGAGGTAGTGTTGGTTGTATGCTTGAATTTGCAGCCAATTCTTCGATGAACCATGCAGGCGTATCAACAATATTGAGACTTGCGGTGAGTGATACGATGGTCCTGAAAGTTTTAGCAGGACAAATAAACTTTGACAGTAATGATAACTGGTCGGTCGCATACTTAGGATAATAAATGGCAATAAGTTTTCCATCATCACCGTCATTAAATCAAACATTCACAGTAGGTTAC